TTACAGGTTATGGTACAGGCCACTACATCTGGGGCATTCAAATAGAACAAAACTCCTTCCCCACTAGCTACATACCTACCAGCGGTAGCACAGTAACAAGGTCTGCTGACGTAGCCTCTCTTGCCGTGAGTGAGTTTGGGTATAACCAAGACCAAGGTACTGTTGTTGTTTCAGGTCATTATGCTGGATTAGGTTATTTAGGAACTAGCGGTGTATTTGAACTGAACCAAGCGGTTACTGCTCCAAATGGGGTAGAGCTTAGACTTGCGCAAGCAAGCGGCGAAATACAAGGTTACGACAATAACGGTGTTTTTGTAAGTGGCGCAGGAAATGTTCCTGTTAACTCTGACTTTAAAATAGCTTTAGGGTTTGTTGTTGGTGGTACAAATGCTGCCGCTAGTTACAACGGCTCTACAACTAACGCTTATGCTTCCGTTGACGTAAACACCGTAGACTCAATTGAATTCTTTAAGCACGATGTTAATTTAAACAGAATGCTAAACGGTCATCTTAAATCAGTACAGTACTACCCATTACGATTATCAAACGCACAACTACAGGCACTAACCGTATGACACATTATTTAAAGTTTGAAAGCGAAGAACAGATGAGCATAGCGTTGTCAGATTATTATGATGATGAAGATAACTTCTTGTCTGGTAACCATGAGTACACCTTCGACATCGTAGGTCTTATCTACAGAGCAACTGAAGAGACTGAGACAGATGAGGAAGGCAATGAGTATCCTGTAATGGAAGCTATTGAAGGGTGGCACGTTAACTACTTGGGTGACTTACCTGAAGCGTTAGTAAGCTATGAACTAGAAGAACCAAGCACCCCAGCGCGTGTGTTTGCAGGTCACGAACCAGTCCAAGAGGTAGAAGATGAATACGCATAGTATTGTAATAGTATCAGACAGTAACAAGCAGGCTGCTCAAGACCTCATATCAGCCCTCTACACTAACGAAGAGAACACCTCTACACACGGTGATAACTTCTTTGGCGTTGAGCTTGTGAAGGGTTCTGATAGCTTCTGGGCCAGTGCTGGTAGCTTCTATAGCACCGAACTGACTGCCCTGGTTAACAGCGCTCTGTGTCATCACGTCAGCTTTGACTCTAGCTTTGACAGTGTGATTGAAGCTCAAGACATGGCTAAGGTTATTATTGAAGACGAGACTGAGTAATGTTTAGGCTCATACTAATCCTAGCTCTATCTGGTGCAGTATGGGCCGACAGTACCAACGAACAAGACGGTTCTTTAAATACTAACACTATTGATTCTACTGTAAGCAGTAACAACAACAGTACAGACCAAAGCATTAGCAACACGTACAACGGAGCAGGAAGCTCATCCGACATGCCAGTTGGTTCAGCCATCGCCCCTAGCTACATGTCCAACGGAGTGGAGACATGCCTTCAAGGAACTGGCAGCAGCATCCAGACAGGTGTTGTAGGCATTACCAAAGGCAACTATCGCGCTGACCCAGAGTGTAACCGTAGGCGTGACGCTAAAGTCTTAAACGACTTAGGAATGAAAGTAGCCGCTATTGCTCGTATGTGTGAGTCTAATGAAGTTTGGCGCAGCATGTTCCTATCTGGTACACCTTGCCCCGTGTTACAGCGTGGCAGACTGGTAGTAGGCAAGAGAGCGTTCTTGCTGATGAAGATGCAGCCAGAGCTTTATATCCCTGAGTATGGGGAAGTAAGAATGATTAGGACAGCAACTTTTAGCAACCGCCCCGCCAATCCAAAGTTTAACGAAACTCAGGAATGGTATAACAAAATCCTAGACATTGGAGGTAACGATGAAGAGCAAGATGAAAGCAGCGATGTTGAGTCTGTTAGTAGCAAGTTCCGCCGCTCAAGCGAATGAGTTAAACACTTTGTTGAATGCTTCACAGGCTATTGTTAACCAGATTGACAGTGGTATTAGGCTCGCTGGTGCGGCTACTGTTTATGCTCCGCAAGGTGGTCAGATTTCTAATGGGTCATTGTCGGGCAGCGCGCATATCAGCAGTGAACAGCTTGTCGCTTACAACAAAGCTCTTGCAGGTATGGAATCCTACCAAGCCTATGGCTCTGTTCAGGACTTATTAGAAGAGCAAGCGGCGAATGAACTACAGCTAATGAACGAAGCTGTTGGAGTGTTCACTGAGGTTGTTGTCGAGATGATTGCAGTGGTAGAGGTAGCAGAGATTGCCGAAGCTGCTGAGACACCACAAGACCAAGCAGAAGTGCAAGAGTATGTAGCCCAGAACCAAGAGGCTCTGACAATAGACCAAGAGCAAGTAGATACATACAACCAGTCAATTGATGACATAGAGACGCACGCTAATGCTGCTGGTGCATTCTTGGGTGTTGCTGCTAACTCAGAAGCAGTAGCGTTCCTACAGACTGGTGCAGAGAACAACAATGTAAATGCAAACAACAGCACATTGTCATACAGCGCGTCTAACCAAAGAGTAACTGTCGCTTGGGAAGGCACAAATAACGCCACAGCGGTATACGTCAATGGTACTAACTTTGGCATGGATTTCTATAAAAGTACCGAAGAGATTTATGCGGCTGGCGCAGAGTCTGAGTTATACCTTACTGGCCCAACACATACAGGATACAAATGCTTTATGACAGGCGAGGACTGTGAATCGTGAGCCTTGCTGAGACTGAGTTAACAATAGGCGGCACATCGTTTAAGGGTGTCTACATCGCCATCTTATTAAGCCTCGCAACTACTCTTGGTGGTGGCGTATGGACAGCAAGCTCTTTGTATTCACGGCTAGAGGCAGTAGAGTCTCAGAAGATTCCTGACATCGCACCGCTGGAAGAGAAGATACTGCTGGTTGAGCAAGAGCTTCAAGCGAACAATGTAAGTCAACTGCAAGGTAAACTGTCTGAGCTGGGTGTAAACCTTGTGACGATAAAAGACCAGCAATCTAGTCTGCTGGATATAAAGACCAAGGTAACTGACCTAGATAAAGACATAGAAACAATGAAGGCTCAAGTTACTGAGTCAAAGTTAATTGCTGAAGGCGTTGACGGGTTCTCTAAAAGTATAAAAAACATTGAACGAGAAATCGAAGACCTTTGGAGTGGTATGGACTACATTTCCAACCCTTTAAAATAAAGCCTTATTGACGCAATTTATTACTTCAATCGGCATAGCAGCGGCAGTAATACCCGTAATGATCTATGCAATTATATTTATGGTGAAAAGATAATGGCAACAGCTAAAGAGGTATTGATTCGTTTGGAAGGGCACGAGAAAGAATGTACTGTCAGATACGGCAACATTGAGAAGCGCCTTGATGACGGTAGTAAGCGGTTTGCCAAGGCAGAGATGATGTTGTGGGGTATGTACCCTCTGATATTAGGATCTGTTTTCTTTGATAAGATGTTTGTATGAGTATATTTAGCGCACTGATAGGGCCAGTTGCAGGTTTAGCTAAGAGCTATCTGTCTAACAAGGCTGAAGAGAAGCAGGCCAAGCACCAGGCTAAGATGTCTGTCATACAGAATGATGCTGACTGGGAGTCTAAGATGGCTGATGCCTCTAAGGATTCTTTGAAGGATGAGTTCTGGACTATCGTATTATCCGTCCCAATATTCATGGTAGGATACGCCATAGCAGCTAACGATGTAACTGTCATAGATAGGGTATCTTCTGCATTTGAAGCGCTAGAAGGGCTGCCAGAATGGTATCAATACCTATTATTTATCGCTATCAGCAGCTCGTTTGGTGTTCGCGGAGCTGGTAAAATAATGAACATGAGGAAGTAAGTAATGCCCTTAATAAGTCTTGATATCCCTGCTGGAATTTATAGGCATGGCACAGATTTGGAGTCAGCTAACCGTTGGCGTGATGCTAACTTTATCCGCTGGGAGAATAATGCTGTTCGGCCTATTGGTGGGTGGCAGCAAAGAGAGAACATTACTGTTCCTGAGTCTCCAGTGGGAATAACTGTTAACTATCCGGCGAGGGGATCTTTGGCGTGGGTAGATAACAGTGCAAATCCAAATTTAGCTGCAGGGACATACGAGAAACTTTGGCATATTTCAGGGACCGGGGTGGCTACAGATATTACTCCAGTTGGATATGTTCCAGGCACAGAAGATGCAGATGCGAACATTGGTTTTGGCGGTTATTATTTTGGCTTGGGATTGTTTGGTACGCCACGCCCTAGCAACTCAATTGGTCTAGAGGCCACTTCTTGGGCTATAGATAGCTGGGGAGAATACCTGGTCGCTTGCGCTAGTAAGGATGGAAAGATTTATGAGTGGACGTTAAATCCTTCTAATAAAGCTGCTGTTATTGCTAACGCCCCTACAGGCTGTAAGTCTATAGTGGTTACAGAAGACAGGTTCTTGTTTGCTCTTGCTCCCGACAATAACCCCAGAAAGGTTGCGTGGTGCGACAGAGAAGACAACACCGACTGGACTCCCAGCGCGTTAAATCAAGCTGGCGACATTGAGCTACAAACTTCAGGGTCAATCCAGCTAGGAATAAACACCAGAGGCCGAACCCTTATCCTTACGACCACTGACGCTCACGTTGCAAGCTACAGCGGTCCTCCTGTCGTATACGGATTTGAGCGTGTAGGAACTGCGTGTGGAGCTCTATCTAGACACTGCGCTGTTGCAGTAGATGAGGGCGCCTATTGGATGGGATTCAATGGGTTTTTCGCCTACAACGGATCTGCAGTGGTAGAAATGCCATGTGACGTACATGATTACGTTTTTAAGGACATTAACAGATCCCAGCAATCTAAGGTTACCTGTGTAGACAACAGCCAGTACAACGAGCTGTGGTGGTTCTACCCAAGCGGGTCGTCAAACGAAAATGATCGCTACGTTATCTATGACTACAAAGAGAATCACTGGAACATTGGCCAAATGGCTCGTACCTCTTGTGTGGATATTGGTGTGTTTACTAACCCAATTTGGTTTGCTCCAGACGGGAAGGTGTACAATCAAGAGTTCAACTATGCCCATGATCAGACCCTGCCTTTTGTTGAAAGCGGTCCTGTATCTATTGGTAACGGGGAGGACATTATGAAGGTCAATGAAGTAATTCCAGATGAAAGTAATTTGGGAGATGTTACTTTGACCTTTAAGACTAGGTTCTATCCTACGGGCACAGAATACTCTTATGGTCCTTACACAATGCTAAATCCAACCGGTGTAAGATTTCAAGGTCGTCAAATTAGAATGCGGATGACCGGCGTAGAGCTTACTGATTGGAAGGCTGGAGCAATGCGCATAAATGCTGTTGCCGGAGGTAGCCGATGAGCTTAGCTGAAAGGCCACCGTCTGCAGGTAGAACTGAATACAGGCGCTGGTCTGAAAGGCTAAACGACTTTTTGGTTCGGACTAAGTCTAAGCTGGCTTTTTATGTTGCTGGCGATACAGCTCAGGAGGATGGTGTTATTTTATGGGACCGCACCGGGTATCCAGTCGTTTCTAAAGATGGTCAGTGGCGTCAAATCGTTCTTGCTGACGGATATGGAGAGTTTGCATCTTCTGTGACTTTAACTGCTGCTGCTGCAAACACTGGCTACAAAATTCCTTTTAACATTTCCTCTGCGAATGGTGGGTTAAGCCTAGACGTCAACGATAGCACTAAGATAGATTTTGCTGAAGCGGGCGTGTATTCAATTACAGGACATGTTCAAATAAAAAGCAGCAGCGCCGCCAGCAAAACTATGTACTATTGGCTTGCGGTAAACGGTGTTGCCGTAAATCACTCTGAGCGTTTAACTTTACACAATAACAACGCTTATTCTCTGCTGGCTATTACAGACCAGGTAAGCCTCTCTGCTGGCGATTACATAAACTTATACTGGGCTACTGATGACACTGATTTATGGCTAGATGCGGCTGCTGCAACGTCATTTGCGCCTGCATCGGAAGCTGTTCGCATTAGTATCACCAGATCAAGGCAATAAGTGGTATAATCAGGCATTATAAAAGGTGTTTGAATGAATATAGATGATGAGCTGTCTCGATGCCGTGAATGGATCGAATCTGCCCTTGAATACTCAGGCGGCACACACGATTTTGACGACATTGTTGAGGGAATACATCGGTTGCGATATCAGTTCTGGCCTGCCGAAAGAGGCTGCGCCGTTACAGAAATAATCGTCTTTCCAAAAAAGAAGATATTCCATGTTTTCTTGGCTGGAGGAGAGATGGATCAGATAGTAGATATGAATGATTCAGCAGCACAATTTGCAAAGGCTCAAGGATGTGACGGAATGTCCATAGCTGGCCGTAAAGGTTGGTCTAGAGACTTAAAAGACGAAGGGTGGACTGAGTCGTTCACCACATTAGCTAAGGAGCTATAAGATGAGTGGTGGAAAAGGCGGAAGCCAAACAAGCGAAGCAAAAATACCTGAGTGGGCAAAAGCGCCTACGATACGAAACCTAGCAAGGGCTGAAGCAGCTCAGCAGATTGGCTATCAACCATATATGGGGCCAGACTTAGCAGCTTTTAATCCAACTCAGATGGCTGGCTTTCAGAATCAAATTGATGCGGCTGAAGCATTTGGTTTAGGTAGCGGCGGCGCTCCTATGCAGTCTCTAGGTCAGGCGCAAGATTTTGGTGGTGTTCAGGGTTACTCTGCATTTCCTATCTTTGAGCAAGCGCAACAAGAGCTTGCAGCAAGAGACCCAGCACAGCAGGCTAAATATGACGCTTTGTTTGGCAAGCGGGTTCCGGGCAGCAGCATGCCTGGGCCTTCTGGTTACGCAATGAGAATTGGGAGATACTAAGATGGCTGGAGCTAATCAAGGCGGAAACATCAATCAAATGGCTATGCAGGGAATTCAAGGCGGCATGGCAGGCACAGCAGCGGCAGGGATGTATCAGCCAATGCAGGTTCAGGCAGGGCAGCTTGCCGGCACTGATCTAAGCGCTTACACAAACCCATATGAGAACCAAGTTGTTGGGCAAACTGTCTCTGATATGGAGCGAGCGCGTCAGCAGCAGCAGATGCTAAGTGGCGCCAAAATGGGGCAGGCTGGTGCTTTTGGCGGATCTCGTCATGGCATTGCCGAAGCTGAGACAAACAGAAACTTTTATGATCGTCTTGGCTCTACAGTTGGCGGATTGCGTCAGGCAGGCTTTCAGAACGCTCAGAACATGGCTCAGCAGGACATTTCTGGACGCATGCAAGCTGACCTAGCTAATCAAGGTGCAGGGCAGCAGCAAGCTAACAGAGGTCTTCAAGCAGCCAGTCAATTTGCCAACATTGGCAACTTAGGATTTGGCATGGGCCGTCAGGTCAACCAAGACCTTATGAACCAAGGCAATGTTGAGCAGCTAATGCAGCAGCAGTTGATTGACGCGGCTAAAGAGCAGTTCGCTGGCTACACTGGCGCCCCAGCAGACACCATCGGTTATGTGTCTCAAGCTCTAGGTGCTTCTACTATTCCCCAGTCGCAAACTACGACCAAAAATCCAGGGTTGTTTGATTACCTGTCTCTGGCCGCTCAAACAGCTGCATCAATGCCTACGTCTGACATGCGCCTTAAAACGAACATAGAGCGCGTTGGCGAGCTTCCTAATGGTCTAGGTCTATATACCTGGGAATGGACTGAGGACGCCAAAGAGAAGGGTCTAAGCAACAACATGACTCTGGGCGCAATTGCTCAAGAAGTAGAGGCATTTGATCCTTCGCTGACTGTTAAGACGCCGTCTGGCTACTTGGCTGTAAACTATCAAGAATTGTACAGAGGCTTATAAGATGTTTGGTGCAGAATACGACAAAGAAGAAATGATGCGCAAGATTGCTGAAAGCGCAAAAATGTATGACCCGTCTGAACTGATGGGCATGACTGCTGCTCCAGGCGGAATTGATAACATCAAGGCAACTATTGAAAACTTTCAAGCTCCTGGGGGGGATCTGATGGGTCTAGCCCCCGGAGCAGGTGTTGATAATGTCGCTTCTACTATTGCAGATATCGGAAGCTCCCCTGACCTTCATCCAGCATTTATAGAAGCCTCAAAAGGGGCTGCTGGTGGAATGTCTCTAGATATGGGCAAGCTTGCATCAAGCATGGCAGATACGCCTATGATGCAATTTGACGCTCCGCCTCTACCTCAAGCAAGGCCTATGGGCTACACGCCCATGCAAGGCAATAGAACACAAGCTTTGAGTGGCGCGGCTGACAATGTGGGCTTGATGGAACTGATTAAAAGAGCCCAGCAAATGGGCAGAATGTGAGGGTTGTTTGATGGCTGGAATACTTGATAGCTTAATTGACAGAGAAAGACAAAAGCGTGCTGATGAGGCGATGCTTCAGCGGTCCTCCCCTATGCCTGTAACCTCTCAAGATGTTCCGGGAATACTCAGCAACGCTAACGCTATGGGGCGAGCAGGACAGGATGTAATGTCGCAACCACAGATGTCTCCTTTAATCCCTGCAAGCCAGCAGCCCCAAAGAGCGCCCGAAGCACCAAAGCCTCCGGGCTTTTTGTCTCGCCTCGGTACTTCTTTAAAAGACCCTACAACCCTTGCTGGTTTGTCTGCTGCGTTTGACTCGATGACATTAAATCCGAATCCGGCTCTTCAGAAACGCGCTAGTGACATGATGGCTGTAAGATCGGCCACTAAGCAAGCTAACAAAACTGTTGAGTATCTTCGGGCGCAGGGGCGCGATGATTTAGCCGACCTGGTTGAGTCAAACCCCACAATGGCTGCAGAAGTCTTAAAAGGATTGGCTACGGCTCAGTCTGGTGGTTATATGTCAAAAACAGTTGGTGGAGTGCAGACAGACCAAGGATCAGGTCAGATGTTCACTGTTCGGATGAACCCTAACAGTCAAACCATTGAAAGGGTTGATATACCTGGCGCCTTTGGCCCAACTGAAGCAGAAAAGAACGCTGCTCTTCTTGCTCAAACGCGAGCAACCTCTGATCTTACCCAAGGCTTAAAGAAAGGCGAAGAAATATTTGATCAATTCAATCTTATTGACCGTCAAATACAAGACTTTAGGCGTATTGGAGATTTAGTCGATGAGGGTGCAAAAACTGGATTTCTTACAAAATTTATTCCATCTACAGATGCTGCAACTACCGAGTTGCGTCAAATTGCCAATAAAATGGGTATTGATATTATCAATTCCGCTACTTTTGGAGCGCTAAGTGCTACAGAGCTTCGGCTTGCATTATCTACTGGCTTTGATCAAAACCTAACAGGTGATGCTTTAGTAAAGTATATTCAAGACAAAATAGCTGCTCAAACCAAGCTGCGCAACGCATTGATGCCTGAAGTACAGATGCTCCTTGGCGGATCTGGATTAAAGGCATACGCTGACTACAAGATCGATAATAGGAAGCGCCACGATGCGGCTGACAAATCTTTTAGCAAGCTCCAAAAAATTATTCCTGACCTTACAAAAGCTGAGTGGGAAACCTTTAACTTAGAAGAGCGCGAATCAATAATGAAAGGTGAGGGTTTGTTATGAGTCAAGCTTTAGATGCAATTCGAGCCGCTAGGCAATCTCAAGGGGTTACTGCTGCACCTACAGCTCAAGAGCAAGTTCCGGCTGAAAGCCAGTTTGGAAGAACCTTTGCTCAAGGGGCAACTTTTGGATTTGCAGACGAGATTGAAGCTGCGGTTCGCTCTGTTGTTCCTGAATCAATGGGTGGCGGTAAGTACACTGAAGTGAGAGATCAGCTAAGACGCAAGCTATCCGACTATGCTGAGCAAAATCCAAGGGCTGCGTTGTCTGCTGAATTAGCTGGAGCATTCTTGCCATCTATCGTAATGGCTTTAGCGCCTATTCCTGGTTCTAGAGTGGCCGCTGGTCAAAACCTTAGAACCATTATTCCTAGAAGCGCAGGAGAGGCTTTAGCAAGCTCTGTCGGATATTCTGAGGCAGATGATTTTGCGACAGGAGCTAAGGACGTTGGTCTTGGAACTACCGTTGGAACTGTTGTTGGTGCCGGAACCGAGGTTGCATTGGGGAAGGCTGGCAAGCTTGGCTCTAAACTTATCAATTTTGTCCGAAAAAATATGGGCGGTGCGGATACTGCTGTGCAAGCTGAGCTGCGTAGGCTTGCGGAAGGTACAGGCAAGTCAATTGATGAGATTATTGCAGATGTTGCTTCCGGTCGAGTCATGGCAGACAACAAGACGCTTGGACTTGCGATTAAGTCAATGGTGCAAGAGGGCGGTTTAACTAGGGCTGAAATTTTAGCTGCTAGTAGCGCCAGGCGAGCATCAACCGGGTCGGAGGCAACTGAATCTTTAAGAGGCGCGTTAGCTCCAGAAGTGGGTGACCCCAATGTTTTGAGGGCTCGCAGACTGCAGGAAGATGAGCTTAAAAAAGAGCAAGGCGGCGCATATGATGAGATTTTTGCATCTTCTCCATCTGTGAGTCCAGAGGTAGAGGCTCAAATGCTTAACATTATTCAAAGCGTTCCTACTGCAAAATCAAAGCTAGATGAGCTTTATAGGATTAGAAACTTAGTGCCTCTGTTTAAAGAAGAGCCGAATGGCGCTATTGTTTTTGTCAGAAAGCCTAATTTAGAGGACGCTGAGATACTTCGCAGGAACATTGGAGAAGAGGCTAGTGCCAGGTTCCGAGCTGGTGAAGGTTCTGTTGGAGAGGCGCTTAGTGGTACTGAGGCTCCTTTGCGGCAAGCAATTAATTTAGAATCTCCTGACTTGGCTGCGGTACGGCAAAAATACAGCCAGATGATGGATGCGAACAAGGCGTTTGATGAAGGGCGCAAAAAAGCTTTAACCATGAATGTTGATGAGCTAGAAATTGTTATGGCGTCTTTAAAAGGAGAGGCTTTGTCGGCATTTAGGGCGGGATCAATGGATGCGCTAAGAAATAGAGCAAGGCGATCTGGAGTTCTTCTTCGAGACTTGGCTAAAGAAGACGTTCAAGTTGGAGCTGCACTTCGAGTTTTATTGCCAGAGGGCCAGGCTCCTGATGTTCTAGCTAGAGTTGGTAGAGCTGCTGAAGCTTCAGAAATGGACAAGTTTATCCAACCTACTTCCGGGTCACCGACGGCGGGATTGGTAAGAGAGCAGGAGTTGCGCGGTAGCGGTAATTCTGCGGAAGACATGCTTAGGGCAACTCAGGGCGATCCGATGGCCATTATTAAGCTTGTATCTGCAAGCATTCCTTCGGCTCAAGGATTAAGTCAGCAGCAAATGGCAGAGGTGGGGCGGATTTTATATTCTGAAAACCCTGAATTAGTAGCTCAAGCGTTGACTGACAAAACCGTACTTGCAAAGCTCATCAAAAGAGCGGAAACTCTGGCTGCTGGGTTTGCGCGAGGTGCAGGGGTAGTAGGTGCGCAACAAGGCGCTCAATTCGGACAGGAGAGAATTTAACGTGGAATTAAAGCCTTTAGAGAAAGATGAGATCCAGAACATTGCTCGAAGCGCTATTGAGGACTGTGTTGATTTTGTAGAGTCTGAGATTGCTTTTAGCCGACTGAAGTCGCAACGCTATTACGAGGGTAACGTAGACATTGGCCAAGAAGAGGGCCGGTCCAGCGTTGTATCTACAAAAGTGCGTGATGCAATTCGAGCTATTAAGCCCAGCCTGATGAGAGTGTTCCTGCAAACTGACCGGGCTGTCGAGTATATCCCTGAGAAGCCCCAGGATGTCCCATTTGCCGAGCAAGCTACCAAGTACGTCAACTACAAGTTTAACGAGTTAAATGGCTACAGAGTGCTGTATGACGCCATACACGATGCCCTACTGAAGAAGAACGGTATTATTAAGTCTTACTGGGATACTTCAGAAGAAGCAGAGACTTACACCTTTGATAACCTTAACGATATGGAATTTACTGCTATTGTAAATGACGAGGGTGTTGAAGTTATAGAGCATACTACGCGCATTGAGATTGAGTTGGACCAGATGGGGCTTGAGGTTGAGTCTCCACGGCACGACTTAAAGATTATGCGCACGAAGAAGATGGGCAGCCTCAAACTTGAAAGCGTCCCGCCAGAAGAGTTTTTTGTTGATTCAAATGCTAAATCGCTGGAAGACGCTTACGCTGTATGCCACAGAACAGAAATGCGCGTTGGCGACCTGGTTGAGATGGGCTTTGACTTTGATGAAGTAGCAGAGCTTGGAGATTCTTCGCAATCTTCTACCTTCTCTGATATGGAAGAGTTTGAGCGCACAGGTTACATGGACGACTACAACGACAACGATGACGCTGATCCTAGTATGCGCCTGGTTATGATTACCGAGTGCTATATTAAGATGGACGTTGACGGTACTGGCATTCCCCAAATGTACAAGCTGACTATGGGTGGAGATAATTACCACCTGTTAGATATGGAGCTTTGGGGCCACCTGCCATTTGCAGTATTTGAGGTCGATCCTGAGCCACATACATTCTATGGCAACTCTGTTGCAGACTTAATACTTAACGACCAGGACAGTGCCACGGCATTGCTTCGAGGCGTACTTGATAACATTGCTCTCACTAACAATCCTCGTACAGAAATTATTGATGGCCAGGTTAACATTGACGACCTGCTAAATAACGAGATTGGCGGGATCATCCGTACCAAGCAAGCTGGCGCGATTACTCCACAGTCAGTTCCTTTTGTCGCCGGGCAAACCTTAACTGCTATTCAATATTACGATCAAGAGATTCAAAACAAGGTCGGAATATCAAAGGCCAGTATGGGTCTAGACCCGGACGTACTCCAGGCAAGCACAGCAACAGCTATTATGGCTGCTAGGCAGGGTGGAGATGATCAAATTGAGATCATGGCCAGAAACCTTGCTGAAGGCGGAATGACTCAGTTGTTCAGATTGATGCTTAAACTTGTTGTTGAGAACTGTGACGAAGCCACAATTATGCGCGTTACGGGTGGGCAGTATGAGCCTATAGATCCCCGGTCGTGGGACAAGGCTATGGACGTTAGAATCAATGTCGGGCTTGGAACTGGCCAAGATGGCGAAAAAATGGCCGCTTTACAGCAGGCACTGCAAGTGCAAATGCAGGTATTCCAAACGTATGGTATAGGAAACGGTTTGGTCGGAATGACGCAAATAAGAAACACTTTGGCCGATATGCTGGCCATTAATGGTCTTACCAACGCCGAGCGATACTTTATGCCTATGGATATGCAGATTGAGCAGCAGATTCAACAGCAGCAGCAACAACAGCAACAAGGTCAGAAGCAACTTACGCAGCCAGAAGCATATGTCCAGGCTGAGCAGATTAAGGCCCAGTCCAAAGCAACCACTGATATGGCTAAGCTGCAGATTGACGCGCAGAAAGCTATTGCCAATGATGACCGAGAGCGCGACCAGATGGACCAGGACTTATTGGTCGATGCGGCTGAGATACTGGGCAAGTACGGCACAGCAGTAGATACTGCAAGAATTAAGGCTGAGCAAGCTGCGCCTAGATACCCAGACAGCACTCCGGTTCAAGCTGTAACCGGCGGTAGATTTTGAATATAAAAGATAAGGCTGCACGAGCCAGAAATTTAAGTCGAGATGAAACCTTTCAGGAAATCTTGCAAATTATTCGGGATAGGCAGTCCTCTGTCTTCCTGAACAGCCAGTCTCAAATAGAGACTATTAAGGGCGCCCATGATATAATTAGGGCGCTTAATTTGATTGAAGATCAATTCAACACTGTATTTACAGACGAAGCGATCTACGACAAAAAGCAGAAGGAAACAGCACCGTGGAAACGACTGAAACTTTAGGCAGTACAGACGGCTCTATTGAGGGAGCCATTGCATCAATGATACAACCAGAAGAGGAGGCCAACACCGAATCGGAGGCAATTCAGGAAGAGACAGAAGTTGAGTCTGAGCTTGAACCTGCTACCCCAGATGAGGAGGAGGAAGAGTCGGAGGATGTTGAAGATGAGCAACCTGATGAAGATGACGGTGAAGAGTCAGAAGAATCAGATGAGGAAGAAGGACCGTCCGATGAGGATGACGAGGACACTGAAGAAGCTGAAGACCAACAAGAGCAACAGACATTCACCGTCAAAGTTGATGGCAAGAATACAGTTGTAACCCTTGATGAATTGAAGCAAGGATACAGTGGGCAAAAGTACATCCAAAAGGGAATGCAGGAAGCCTCTGAAGCCAAGAAGATGGCTGAGCAGGTCTATAGCGCCCTATTGCATGAGCGACAGCAAATTGCACAAGTATACGAACAGGCAAAGAACGGGCAGTTAGCTACTGCGCCAATTGAGCCCAGCAGGGAGTTGTTTGAAGCAGATCCAATCGGTTATATGGATGCAAAACTGAAATATGACGAAGCTTTAGGTTCTTATCAGAATCAAATGCAACAGATGGAAGCTGTTAATCAACAACAAACTGAAGCGACTCAGGCGGCACAGAAGGCTTACTTGCAGCATGAATTGGCTAATCTACAAAAGGTTATGCCAGAGTTTGCGGACCAAGAAAAGGCTCAAGCATTGCGAGAGCAATTGGTTACCGTTGGTGAATCTGTTTATGGATACGCTGCCGATGAGATATCTCAGGTTATGGATCACAGAGCCATTCGGGTTTTAAGTGATGCAATTAAGTACCAGGAGCTATTGAAAGGCAAGAAGGCTGCTGAAGAGAAAGCTGACCCGGCAAAGCGCAGAAAGCGCCCCGTTAAGTCTGGATCGAAGCAAACCGGAAGTAATAATGCTAAGCGCAAAAAGGCAAAGCAAACTTTATCCCGCACTGGCTCCGTTGAGGACGCCATAGCTTTATTAATTGATTAAGGAATTTTAAAATGGCACAGCCTACTAACACTTTTGACACTTATGATGCCAAGGGCATCCGCGAAGACCTGAGCGATATTATCTACTCAGTTACCCCTGATGACACCCCGTTTTACACTGCTTGTAAGAAAGTAAAGGCAACTAACACTCTGCACGAATGGCAGACCGACTCGTTGCGCAACTCTGCTGTAAACGCTCACATTGAAGGCGGCGATACTACTGCTGATGCAGTTACCGCTACCACTCGCCTGGGCAACTACACTCAGATCTTTAAGAACGCTGTTGTTATCGCTGATACTGAAGAAGGCGTACTGAAGGCAGGACGTAAGCAAGAAATGGCTTACCAAATGCTTAAAGAAGCTCGTCAGCAGAAGCTAGACATCGAGAAAGCTTTGTTTGAGAACCAAGAGCGCGTTGCTGGCTCCGCTACTGTTGCTCGTAAACTAGCTGGTCTTGGCTCTTGGATCAAATCTAACGAATCCAAAGGCACTGGTGGCTCAGCTCCGGCTGGCGATGGTACTAACAAGCGTACTGACGGTACTCAGCGAGCATTTGACCAGGCTAAGTTTGATTCTGTAATGGAGCAAATCTGGACTAATGGTGGCGATCCTGATCGTGTTTACCTGTCTCCTTTCCAGATGAACAAGGCACTTGGCTTTAACGGAAACAACAACCAGCGCTCTACTGTTCAGGCAGGCGATGCTAAAGTTGTTAAGTCTTTGGACGTTTACGTTACTCCTTGGGGTACTGTAGAGTTTGTTCCTAGCCGTGAGAACCGTTCGCGTGACGTTTACATCCTTCAGAACGATATGTTCTGCGCTGGCGTACTGCGTCCGACTAAGAGCGTTGCACTGGCTAAGACTGGCGACTCTACCATGCGTCAGATCCTTACCGAGCTGACTCTTGTGTCTAAGAACGAAGCTGCAAGTGGTATCGTAGCTGATCTGACTACTAGCTGATAATTGCTAGATAGGTTAGAATTAAGGGGGGCTTCGGCCCTCCTTTTTTATGTATACCAAGTATTAGCAATGGAGGTTACGATGGACGATAAGTTTAAAGAAAAGGTTCACTATCACAACGACAGTGACAAATTTACAATTCAGCGACAATATGACGTAAATCCGATACTAGAGCAGAACAAGGTCATTAGAGACGCAGGAGCTGGCGTTACAGGCGAAAACAGGCTTGTAGGAAGGATACCTATGTTTATGGTGACAGAATGGATGAAAGAGGCCGGTGTTGCCCTGGATGATAACGATGCTCGAAAAGAGATTATCAGGAAAAAGATGTTATCTGGTGACTTTGACAAATTCCGAGTGTGGGGCGGGACTTTTTGATGACTGACAAGAAGCCTTTAAAGTATTTTAAGCTGTCTGACTTTGACTGCCAGGAGACTGGCGAGAATGAGATGGATATGGAGTTTTTGTACAAGCTAGACCACCTGCGTCACGTTTGCGGGTTTCCTTTTGTGGTTACCAGCGGTTACAGGTCGCTAAACCACTCCCTAGAGCGATCTAAGGCAAATGGAGGAGGAAGTCATACCAAAGGTATAGCTGCGGATATAAGGGCTCTAAACGGCTCTCAGCGCTATGAAATACAGCGTCACGCATATGCTTTAGGGTTTAGCGGCATCGGTGTTCACAAGTCGTTTGTGCATCTAGATATTAGAGATACCACGCCAGTGTCATGGTGTTATTAGTATTTCTTTTTCTTAGTTACTTTTTTGCCTGACTTTTTTGCAGCCTTTTTAGCGGCAGCCTGACCTTCTTTTGTGTACGGATAATGCTTTTTGCCGACTTTAGGCATGATCTACTCCTATCTAGTTTAATCTTGTGCTAAGTATATCCCATGCTTTTGCTGCCGTTTGTGGCACTACTCCGTTTCCCAAGAGCCTAATCCTGTCCACCCGGTCGGCACACCCATCAACCACTCGACCCACTCTGGGTTCAGGTGGCCAGCGCACTCCGATCTCCCTCCCGCTCTGTTCACTACTACAGTTGTCAGTGATTCCTGCGTTCCCTTTTTGGTTGGGTCGCTCCGATCCTGGTATCCCAGTCGCGCTTCGTGAGCAGATGGTGTCGG